CGCTACTTGAACTATCAAGTGATGAGTTATAGCCAGCATGGCCCACGAGCTTAAAGCCCCCATAGGCTGACCAACTGCATATTTTACAGTATGGTCACCATATACGGGACTCTTAAGTTCGTACTCTCTACCCACTAATAAATTACCCCAATTGTCACCAACATTTGAACCAAAAATTTGGTTTATAATGTGAGTTTGAATTGTTAAAGGTAGTCTATCAGTGGCTGCAGATAAGTCATAACCGAAGGATGTTTTAGTAGAAGTAGATTTCTCTACTCCTCTATAGACAGATGATCATTGATCAAATGTCCCATCATTAGGTACTGTCTTAAGGAAAGAAAAGAATGCTTGATGGAAAGATTTTAGAACATTTTGTGTTCATATATCTACCATAGCAAATATTCTTACTTTTCCTGCAGGTTCGTCTTTCGAACATAAATGACCTTTTATATCAGTTCCCTTTTGTAAAGGAACTTCTAATAAAATGTCAAATAAATTGTTTAGATTAGAACTAAGACTTAGTTGTCTTAAAGAATCGAAAGATTCTCAAAGATTACTATCTCTTAGTGCCCTAGCTTTAGAACGTATTTCTAATCATGATGTCTTTTCGACACCAGGATTTGAAGACGTTTCTAAAAATAGGAACTTCTCTAAAGGTTTAAAAGAATGTAATATTTTCGATTTAAGATGCTTTTTAATAATTGAATTAGAAAGATCCATAATAGAAAATAAATATTCTTCTGAACCTTCGAAAGGTTTAGTTATTGTAGAAAGTTTCAAAGTACGAGGACAATCAAGGACTCTATATAAACTAAAAATAGTTAAATAGAATCTTATGATTGATGGATCTTTACGTCGTATTAAGTTACGATCTGCTAAAATTATAAATTTTGGTAGACCGTGTCTTAAACACGGGTAAAAACCCGCACCAAGTAACTCTTTTAAAGAGTTAACTGGTTCCCCTGCTATGTACTTCTGAATGGCTAAATGACAACCTTTTAAATATTGTACAACCATATATGAACCATGATTTATTTTCATTTTTCATATATGCTGTATAAATTGTTTAAAAATTGTTAAACGGACAGGAGACCCTCCACTTTTAAAACACAAACGATAAATAATCGTAAAATGTTTTAAAAGTGTAGACAACAAAACAGAAGAATCTGTCATTTTGTCTAAGTTTACCATTTTGGATTCCTTTTTAGTAGAATTTATTATCTCTTGAGATGACAAAAGTTTTTTTGTTATTTTCATTTGAAGTAAATTTTATAGTACTCTATATGCAGAAGCCCCTCGAGCACGTATGCTCTTGTGGGCCCCATTCCCTATAGATAGGTAATGGTCTGTATCATTATAGAACTCCAGAGTCAACCAGACTTTAATTATATTTTCATATAATTATGGTACCTGGAAATATCCTTCTGTAAAGAAAGATATCCTCTGTTTTTGCTATAATGGTTCTAGAACGCTATAACTAATAAAGAATTCAAAACTGCGTTATTCTTTTTCAAGATCGCCAGATTTGAAGGAAACTACATTTGCCGATTAGGATTTTTATTATTAAAAATCTTAAAAGGTTTAGGCTAGTCTTCTAATACTTAATAAAGGATCGTAGTGTATTCCTACACTGCCCTCTATTAAATAGAAGAGAAGACCAGACTATGTCTGAGTCGTCTTTCACCAAACGCGAGTTTGGTAATTGAGTGTCAATAAACAAAATTGACATTCA